TGGAGTACTTCTGGTGGAACCGGTCATGGTTCTTTAACAGAAGGTGCAATTGGTGGTGTAGCAGAAAATGCAGCATTTACAACAAGTGCTACTGATGGATTAAGTCCATTGAAGCCTGTATATGATGTAATGTATGCTAGCCCAAAAACCGTTGCACATCAGTTCGAAATTTCAGAACTTGCCGCTGCTATGGCTAAGATTGATGACGGTATTGGCGATATTATGGCTGCTTACCGTGAAGAAATCGGTGTTTCTCACGCAGAAGTTATGAATCATATGGCTCTTATGCCTCTTGAATCACAATTTAGCGGTTCTTCACCAATTAGCGGAATTGCTAATAACCTAACATCTTTGTATAAGATTGTTTCTAACTATAGTGAAATTGACGCTATGGATGGTGGAGTTCTTATTACTGGAACACAAACTGCGGCGGAAGAACTAGTACGTCTTTATGGTCATGACCGAGCATCTTCTGGTGCTGATTGGCTAAACGCATATGTTGATTACGGTTCTTCATATGCTTCAAGGCGACCACTAACTCTTAATTTGCTAAACACAGCATTACGTGAGTTGCAGATTCGTGGAGGTTCACCAAAGGTTATTTTAACTGGATATGATACTATTCAGGCTTTGGGCGAATTGCTACAATCCCAAGAACGATTTATGGGACGAACAGAAATTGTTCCTACTCATAATGGTGTCCGTGGTGTTAAAGGTCGAGAAATTGGATTCAAGGTAGCAACATACCATGATATTCCAATTATTCCTTGTAAGGAAATGGGAAGCACTGGCTCTGGAAGTGGATTATCTGATATTATGATTCTTGATACAGACCATATTTTCCTATGTACTCTAAAACCCACTGAATATTTCGAGGGCGGTATTGACGCTGGCGACCCATTCGGTGTAGGCAAACTTGGAAACAGAGGACTTTACCGAACAATTGGTGAAATCGTTTGTACTTATTTCAAGGGTCAAGGTAAAATTACTAACCTACAGTGAGTGTGAGAAAAAATGACTAGCACAGTAACACTAATTAGTGACCATTTAGGTTCTGATAAACCATTTGTTTTGGGTAATCAATATGTTATCGACGCTGTTATTAACGTAACAGATTTTGATGACGCAACAACTACTACGGGAAATTTTGCTGCTTCAGCAAATACTTTTACCCGAACTAGTGGAACAGCATTACCAACAAATCTTATCGCTGGACAAAATGTAATTATTACAAATGCAGCAGATAGTGGAAATAACGCTACTGTAACATTTACGTCCCTAGCGGGTGAAGTGTTAACTCTAAGTGCGGTAGATGCCGATGAAACTGGTGACGAGATTACTCTCACTATGGACCAAGAAGTTATTGCTTATGCTGACTTCGGGTTATCTACGGTATCACAGGTTGAAATACTAGGACAAGAAAACCAATTATTAAATTGGTCTGTACAACTAGGAACTGACGGTAATACTCATATTGCCGACCATTTAGTTTTAAGATGTATTACTTCTTCGACTGGCGCACAAGCAACCGGTGATTGCGGAACTATTAGAGTTAGATTATACGGGCAGGTCTGAGGTGAATAAGATGGTACGAGTAAGATACTTAAAGGGATTTTGCCGTGTTTACGGTAAAGAATTTTATCCTAATATGTGGACAGAAGTACCGGACGATTGGCTACCTCGGCTAAGTAATGATAATGATTGGGAAATTGAGACAGAAGAAACTACAGAAGAAACTACTGAATTAGTAGAAGAAACTGTAGAAGAAACTGTAGAAGAAACTCTTGTGGTGGAGGAAGAAGAATCTTCCGATGAAGCCCAAGAGGAACCTTCACTTTCAATGACTAAAAAAGAATTACAAGCCTTGTGTGATGAAAAAGGACTTGAGTATTCTAAGTTAGATACTAAGTCCACACTTCTAGGTTTATTATCCGGAGAAGAAGAATAAATATTATGTCCGCTATCCGCAAATCTACATTAAGTTTATAAGTAGGTTTGCGGGTAGTGGTATTAAGTCGGTGATAATATATGTCTAGGACAAGAAGTATTAGGTGTACAGGAAACACCAATGTAGTAAAAATTTTAAATAAATTCGATGATGCAAATAGGGGAACACATGAAAACCCTTGCACTTTTAGGGGAATTATAATTAATGTATTAAATGCAGGTTCTAACGGTCAAGGAGCATTTAAAATATATGATAACAATATCGGTTCAGGATTTACTGTTCCGGCTGCTGTTGCTTTAGCGGCAACTGCTAATACAATTACACTAAGTAGTGGAACATGGGAAGATAAGGGATTATTTATCGGTCAAAAAATTGCTACTTCAGGTGCTGATGAATCAGGTAATGATATAGCATCTATGACTATTACTAATTTAACTTCAACAGTAATTACAGTTGATGAAGATTTAACAACTGATTCTTCTGATGCGGGCTTAGTTATTGATAGTGCTGGTGGAGATAATGATGGTTTAATCGCCCAGTTTACAATTAATTTTGGTGCTGGTGGTAATACTGGATTAACATTGGTTCATGAAGTAGATGGTATTATGTGCCGTAACGGACTAAGAATCGAATCAGCATCATGGACTAATTTAGAGGTTTTCGTCCTAGTGGGGTGATTCTCTTTTGGTTAACGTTGATGGCTTTACTGGCTTAGAATGGATAGGACGGCAACAAAACTATACTCTTGATATAGCAAAAAAATTGCTTGGTTATTATATATTTCCAGCAGAAGGTTATTCAAGCCCACCAAATTTAATTAGTGGTACAGAAAAAAGAGATACGGTAGTCATTAAGGAAGGTTTTATTTCGTGGATTCTAAAACACGATGAAGACATGGAAACATTATTAGACGGTTTTGATGAAAAACAATTTGAAAAACTAAATAGGGATGCACTTAATGAATTACTTAATATGACTATTAATGAGTATATGAATGAAATCGCAGATACACCAACACCAGCAGAAAATATTTTAGTATCTGCAGAAGGCGAACCACTGGAACGATTTACTAAATATATAGATGAACTAGAGTCACGCGGTAAAAAAGGAAAATTTGTCGGTGTTGACTTACCAGATATGAAAGCATCAGAATTTTTAGAAACTTTATCTAAAAAGGTGCTAGACCCTGAATTCTTTAATATAGATATTAAACTTAAAGATATTCTTAACCAAACAGAACAAAGTAAATATTTTTATCAATTAACACCTACACAAATGAAAGACCCAGTATTTCAAAGATTGTTTGCTGAACTTACTGAAGAAGATTATAGGGTAGCAGATGTAGATATTCCCGGTAAACAACCAATAGGTGTTGATAACCCCGGTGAATTTTTACAAAGATATGAAACTGTAATGAGAAGAAATAGACCGGTAGACGTAACAGTTATAGAAAATGGAGAAAAAAGAGTTTTTGAAACTATGGCCGGAGAAATTTTTGATTTTCAGAACGAAGAAACAATGAAAGAAATAATGGATAAATTATTACCGGGTTATGGTTCAGGTACATTTGAGGTAAGACAATATGATTACCTAAAAGACGAAACTGGAAAACCAGAAACATACACTAAGGAACTTACTCCATTAGAAATGGACACTAAAATAGCAATTCATATAGCAGCCCCTATAATGTACTCAAGACATTCAGATGAAACTGTTATAGATATGGACTTTTTATATCCGTATTCTCTTTTGCCGGGTTATGATAGAATTGAAAGAGTTCTTAATGAATTTAAAAAGAATGCTAATAAAATAGAAAAGTTAACTAAATCTAGTGAAAAAACTGGTGAGGGAGGAAAGAAAATAACAGTTCCAGCCGAAATTATACTTAGTGAAGAAATAACTATTGATGAAATAAAGGATTCATTTGATTTTAATGTAGATTTTAAAAATGAGGATGACCAAGATAAATACGAACAAGCAATAGTAATTACACAAGATATTATTTTAAATTTAGAAGAACGTAATATTAAACATAATTTAGTTAATAGTACAAGGGTAGATAAAGTAATTAGTAAATTTCTTAAAGAACTTGTCGCAAAGGTTACTGGACAAATTTACACGGTAGAGTTTACTACAAAAAGTGGAACTGAACTTGATGCATCTAGAGAAGATTTAGGAATAAGAATCTTAGCAGGAGATAACCCAATATCACTAAATAGATTAAAAGATGTAATGAAAAACGAACCTGTTATGAAAATTACAGGAACAAATGTTTCAGATAATGACGTGAAGGCATTTACTACGGCAACACCACGTATAGTCGAAACTAAACTTACAAGAAGAACTCCTATTAGTTTTAAGGTAGGACCTTTAGATTTATCTAAGGGTTCTGCTCTCCCCGATGCTGCTAAAAGTAGTGTGCAAGTAATTAACGCCGGAGTTTCAGAAAATAAAATAAGTCAATTAATAACTATAAAAAAGGATTTAAAAGATTATTCTAGAAAAAAGGTCGAAGAGGGCAAAGAACTTACTCCAGATGAAACAGTATATAATATGGCTAACGCGGCTATGATTACCTATGATGATATTTTTGGTAAATTAAAAACAATGTCTTTAATAGAAAGTAAAGACGTTGGGAAGGTTATTTCTAGAACAAATATTAATAAATTGATTGACTTATTAGCAAATATTATTGAAAATTATGATTCTGTTCAAGGTAAAAAAGTAGATAACATGGGAATGTCTACACTAATAGATGATATTGATAAAGATTTAGATAATGATAAATTACCTTTTGTAGATTTTAGACAAAGGTTAGGTCAATTAAAAGAAATTAGTGAAGTTGTAACTGCAACATTAGAACCTACTCCTGAATTTGGTGAAGAAAGAAAAAATCTTACCGAAGAAGAAGTAAAAGAACAAGATGAAGAAAGAGAAAAATTAAGACGTGAAATGGCTCAAGAAGATGATGACGAAGATTCACTAGAAGTAGCAACTACTCAAGGTGCAGAAGGAGAAACTGTAGAAGAAGAAGAAACTGATATAAAAGAACTATCAGAATTAAATAAAAATGACTACGAGTTTATTATGAATGAGTTAAAAACTACTGATGATTATTCATTACTTTCTATTATTGATGCTATTGATGACCCAGATATTGAAGCACAAATTGATTCGTATGATATGATGTTAGAAGAAATACGTGATGTTAAAAATATTTCAGAAGATACATTGAGTAGGGAAGGTCAACTGTTGTCGGCTTCCCTTAATGGCTTACTAGGTTCATCAGGAACTTTAGACAATCTTAGAGATAATCAAAAGATATTTAAACAAATTAGAAAAGATATGCGTGGATTAGAAAAAGCAAATGAAAATATTACTTCATCTTCCGGCAGATTAAGTAGTTTACTAAAAACATACGATTTAGCAGAAATAGTATTAGAAAGTATTGCTGAAAAGAGCCAATTTAATACTGTAAATATTGTAGACCTTGTAGTTAAATATGATTTAGTGTTCGTAGAAGATTTAGAAAATGGCCCTATGTTTAATACATTAAGAGGAAAAATTAATTTTGAATATAAAATTATAAAGGTAATGGAGACAACTTCTGGTAAATACGATTTTCCTACTGTTGATGCTGTAGGGAGAAAAGGTTCGGCTAAACGTATGGTAAATATAGCCGATAGAGCAAGACCTAGAGGTTCTATAAAAGGACAAATACAAGATGAACGTAAGGCAAAAATTTATAACCAAATCTATGATAACTTATTAGAGTTGGAAAACATATTAAGGCGGGTTGAAGCAGAATGATACATAGACCATCAGATACATCAATGAGTCAAGCAGATTATGCAAATGGTATTGGTTACTATACAGATGTTACACGTATTGCTAATTTACTTAGTGTTCCTGAGTTTGATGATTCATCATATCCTACCGAGGGTCATGTTGGTGAATTAATTAGATACGCAGAAGATTATATTGACGAATACACAAAAGATTCGTGGCGACCTATATTGATAGAAAACGAATATCATGATTTTGATTATGATATGTTTAGAATGAATCGTGCTAGTTTGTATAATAAATATACAGATTATGTAGGATTTATTAGGCTTAATGCAGAAAACCTTCGTAAAATAGTTCGTCTTGCTGTATGGCGTGGTAATCAATGGGAAGAATTAGCAGGTGCTACTGCTTCTGTTACTATTTCAGATTTTAGTAATGCTACAAATATTACATTACAGTTACCAAATAGCGGCACAACATTTACATTAACAGCAGGAACTTCTACGGCCCAATGGAATAAAAACTATGGTAATAGAACTGCTGCTTATGAATTAGCATATCTTATTAATGAACAATTACCTGTTATGACTAGTGGATTTACTGGTTCAAGCGGTAGAAAGAGTTTAACTTCAGGTTCAGATTCAATTAGTGATTTCTTTTATGCAACTGTAGAACAGGATAACAAAGTAGTTATTTCATCTATGCTTTTGGGTGATGACGGGCAAAACTGTACTATTACAGTTTCAGGCTCAGGTTTATCTAAAGAAGATTTTAGTGATGATGAATCAAGGGGTAGAGAACAAGATTGGTGGGATATTCGTTCTGATGGTTCAATATTCTTTAGAACTAATTACCCATACAATCAAAAGCATTCAATTAGAATTACATATCTTACAGGCGGGGCATCAGTTCCAGCAATTATTACAGAAGCAGCAACTAAGATTGTTGCTTGTGAATTAATGGCCCAAGACGATTCAACTCTTTTACTTGGGGAAAACGGTGAGGCAGGTCTTGCTTTAGCAGACAAATATACCAAATACAAAGAAGAGATAGATAAGATACTTGGTATGAAAAAGAGATTAGTTTATTTCTTGGATAATGATTAATATGTTTAAAGATGTAAAAAAGAAGTTAGAACAATTAACGGTAGAGATACCTAATATTGTTGATACTACTATATCTCAAAATAAAGAAATTGAGGAAATGAGTCAAGAATTACTTGGGGCAAAAATGTCTGATGAAATTGTTGCTAAAGTGACGGAAGAAGAAATTACAAATAAAATAATTAATATGCTAACGGGGGCTTTTGAATAATGGCTGTAACAGAAGACGAAACAACTTCACTTATTACAATACTTAGTGATAACTGGGCAGCAGCGTGTACTGCTTTAGATACTACAAACGGTAATGGGCAAATAGCAGATATACACGCAGTAACTCCACAAATACTAGATATTAGAAATATGAATTCTGGTAAAAATACTGATGCTCAAGGTCGCGCTCGTGGTGGTAATAGAATTAATACTGCTAAAGTAGAAACAGGAGATAGAACAGCAGGAACTCCTGAACCTATTTATTCTAATGATTTAATTATTATTTCCCAAAGTTCACAAACTGTAAATTACCCTACAGTATTTTGGGATTCCCGTGATGAAGAACACCAAATGGAAATTTGGATTCGCACACGACAGGATGATAGAACACTAACTGATGGTAGTAAGGTTTCACCTAATTCGGGAACTTTTGGTATAGACCGAATCCGAAGCCTTTATATTATAGTTAGGTATATAATCGAATTAAGGCGTAAAGGCTATATTAAAAATGGCTTGTTGTATCAGGATATAAATCATTTGATTTTAGGTGGAAGAACGGAAAGCAACGATAAACGCAATAAATTATTTGGATATAAGGTAAGTATTACGATGAAAAGATTGGCTCAAGGAGTCACATGTTAAAAGTAGGTAAGTAAAATGTCGACATCAGAAGTATGGATGGGTTCAGGATTAACAATGACTATGGCTCCTGAATCAAAATTGTTTTTAGGATATATGCCGTATGGCCCAACGTTAGGTAGAACAAATACAGACAAAGCAAACTTAATTAAATATAGTTTAGGTTATGCTGTGGATGGAGCAAGTGTTTTAATTGAAAACGCTCACGGGGAAGGTACTAACGCTGTAAAACATTTTACAGATTATTACCACTTAGTTCCTGATTTGTATACTGGTTGTATTGCTGAATTTTATACTAAAAGTGCTTCTGGAGATTCTTACGCATTAGAATTTACTGCTATGGTAGCAGGTAATGATGCCGACGCTATTTACTTTGCTGGTAATCTTGCTGATTTTCCAACTTTATTTGCTGACCAAGACGCGGCTGTTAGTAGTTCAAGAAAAAGAGGATATATTTGTTTACAACAACATGGAGCAGTAGTTCCTGCACCTATTAGTTTAGAAACGGTTGCTACTGTTGCTTCATTTACAACAGGTATAGAAGAAGTAACCGCTTCATCGGGTACAGATTTAACTAAATTAGCAGTTGATGAATTAGTTTATGATACAGCAAATGGTGTTAATGTTGGTAAGGTTTGGGGTTTTTCTGCTAATAATACTGCATTATCATCAAGAGATGCACATGATGGTCTTTCTACAGATGATACAGTACACTTTTTATCTGCTCAGTTAGGTACAGTTTCTGGTGCTTCTAGTGCTTCAAATGGTATTGGTACAGTAGAAATGCCCACATCTATGACGGGAATTTTATCAGCAGGTGATTGGATTTCAGGTCATGCAGATACAAGAACAAGCGCAGCAATTGTTGGTATTGTAATTACTCTTGATTCGGCTGGTACAACAGTTACATTTGCACAATCAGCATCAGCATCATTTAGTGGTGGGGATGAATTATATTGG